TTCAGATTTCTTATCGTCTTCCATTTTATCTCCTTTGGGGTGCTGTTGGATTCAGGTCGCCCCTATATGCAGGGCCTCTATACGGAGGGTGGCTGCGTCATCATTCCCTGTCCTTGCGTAGGTGCAGGGCTTTCACTGGGTTGTGAAACTTGTTGTGGTTGAGTTTGTTCTGGTTTAGGTATTCTTGTTTCCATTATTACACCAAACTCAGGCCCAAAAACTTTTGACATAAACTCTCTAAATTCAGGAACATTTAACTGTGTTATTAATTGCATTTCTTGTTCACTAATATTTTGTAAATTTTCTGAAACTTTATCCCCCACTAAGTTTATTAATGGGTTATCTTTATCATCAATAGGAGCAGGAGTTGTTTGAACATCTGCACCCATCATACCTTGTCTCATTTCTTCTTCCATAATTTAATTCTCCCCGTGATATAACATAATGGTTCTAATATAAGCCTGTATGCTCTACCTAATACATCAATTTTATTATATTTTTGTTTTCTAATATCGACTGTTCTATGTATAGCGATATGTTCTAAAACATTTTTAAGTATAGTATTAGTAAAACCTTTTTGTTTTGCATATTTAACTAATGGTAAAAATAAAGTATGATAACCTATTTCATACTCTTTAGGTAATTTAGAACCATACACTAACCATATTTTATTTCTAAATGAACCAAATCCATAAGATTCATTCATCATAGTACATACAATTTTGCTACTTCCACCACCGCCTCCGCCTCCGCTTTTAGGGGCAGGATTAGTAACAACTTTTCCACTAGTAGTTCTTATTGGATTTCCATATCTATCTGTAACTGCTCTCATAGTAGAATCGCCAGTTTGTTTTTGTGCTTCTCTATCAGAATCTTTTTTATTAGCATTGATAATATCTTGGTCTATATTTTGACCATATCCTATTTTAGCTTTTTGTTCTTTTTCTTTTTTCTTTCTTTCTTCTTTTTCTGTAATTTGTTGTTGCCTTAAAAAGTCAGGTTCTCTACCCGCAGGTTCTGATACCCTACTAGTTTTTCTGCTATCTGTCATTAAACTTCTTTGTGCATCTGCACCTGAAGCAGCTCTACTTCCCTGAAATTTATTCTCAAAGGCAAGAGGTGACGTTTCACCTAATGCTGAATCAACAGCCCTAATATCTTTTTTTGTAGGTGTGCCTGACTCACTAATTGCGCTTTGAAAAGGAACACCCTGCCCTAGGGGTTTTAAGTACTCATTTATTACCTCGTCAAAGTTTAAAGTAGGTCCTTTAGCTTGTGTAGCTGTTACACCTAACGCTTGTCTTGCAGGTATCATATCATTTAATTCAGAAATTAATTTATTTTTTTCTTCTGCATTTAACGCATCTGTTTGTGCAGGTGTTCTTGTTTCAAGTTTAAATAAATTTTTAGAATATGGATTTATCTGAACTGGCCCTTCAATCATTAATTGACCATTAGGTGCTCTCATAATATTTCCTAAACCATCTCTTTTTTGTGTAGTAGCTAGATTACCAGATAAAGATTCTGCAGTTAATAATCTACCAACATTAGCTTTACCTTGATTGTTTGTTACGAGTACATTTCTTGTACCATCTTCATTTTTAGTAACTGTTATACCTTCAGTACTACCACCTAAACTTTCTAATTTTTTATTGGCAGGACCTTTAATAAATATATTATCTAATAATTTTCCTATAAATCCGCCTTTTGATAAAATAGTAGAATTATCTATTGTATAATTTACATCATCATCATACGTTCCATCTTGAGTAACGCCTTGCTCTCTTAAAACTTTAGTTATTTGTCCTAATGCTTGTGATGTGTCTCCTATATTTCTAGGAACATTAATATTTTCTGATGAGGACCTTCCACTATCTTGTGGTTTTTCTACAGGAACACACATTTTTTGTACAGGGTCATATTTAAATCCGGGAGGGCAAGGGTCAACAGTAGGTGTAGTAGGTTCAAAAGGTGTAGTAGTTATAGGTTGAGTTGTAGGTGTAGATATTTCTGTTCTACCCTCACCTGCTTTTGGAAAATCTTCTTGTCTAAATTGTGGTAGCTCCCCTTGTTCTATTTCTCTTAACATACGAGGATATCCTTGCTCTTCTGTACCATATTGTATGGTAGCTGTTGGTCCTTGATATTCAGGGAGTGAGTATTGTTGACCTTGAACAGTCATAATACCGTCTGTTGTAGAATCATATACTTGTTGTTCTGTTGTAGTAGACTGTACACCAGTTTTGAAGGGGAACATAATCCCCTCCGATTCTTGTTGTAATATTTTAGATAAATCAGCCATTATTGTTCAGTTGGTCTCGGAGGTTGATTATTTGGTGCAGTAAAGCCGCTTTGCCCTGGAGTCTGTGGAACTCCTGCTCCGATGTTGCCACCTCCAGACCCTTGTGTGTCTGTGACAGTTGCACCTGCAGGTACTCCTCCAGTATTTCCCATGCCACCTTGTTGCTGGTTAGGGTCTTCAATTTGTTGACTTCCATTCATTTCTCCCATCATCTTCATAAAGATTGCCGCTTTCTCTGGGTCATTGACTAATTGGTCAGGGTCAACATCCATTGACTTTGCAATCTCTTTAATAATACTATGCCATTTAACAAAAGGTGCAAGAAACTGGTTTGATGCTACTTGCATAAATGTCATTAATCTTTGTGACCTTACTTCTTTTGTCATTAGTGAACTTGTACCTTGTGCCTTAACATCTAAGTCACCCTGTATGTTAGGAATATCTGCATTGAATTGCATGTTCCAATGAAATAAAGTTTCACCTAAAGGTCTTAATAAATAATCATCTACGTTTTTTATAACTGTTTTAATGTTTAAAGCCGCCGCACCCATCAACATAGACATGCCTGAGGCTGTTCTTGTTGTGGATTGTATTCCTGTTTGACCATGTGAATAAGAAGGAATACCTGTAGACTCATCAGCTAATTGTCTAAACCTATCAAATATCTGCATGTTTTCAGGTGCAGTGTTAGGAAATTTTAAACCATGGATAGCTTGACCTGTTTGTCCACTTTGTCTTCTAAATATTTTTCCAGGATAGACAGTCATATCTTGGCCCGGAACTAACATTGTTTCATCTACATCGAATACTAAATTACCTGCTAGAGCTAAGTTATCAATAGCCATACGTGCATGACCATTCATAATAGTCTGTGCATCATCCATATTTTCAGGTATACCTACACCAAAGAATTGATAGGGGTTAATCTCATAAGGACATACCATAAAGGGATTTCTTGCAGGAGTAAATGGATTTAATACCAGTCGTAATATTTGTCCATTAGACACCCAAGCATTAACTTGTACTTCATCTAAGTCATTAGAAATATCTTCAGGCATCTCTATACCTGCTTCTTCTACTAATGCTTTATCTATAGTGCCCCAATATTCTAAAACTTCAAATCTATTTTTATTAAACTCTTCTTGATTTTCTCTATCGTAAAGAGCAGTTTCATAGCTTCTTGTTTCGTAGTTAGGCCCACCTGCTAATATTTCTTTAATAGCAGACTTTCTAAAGAATGGTCTGTTAATTAAATCTCTTAACTGTGAACGTGTATAAACATGTCGTTGTATAACATAGTCTGCATCATCAATGGTAATGGCATCAGGGTCAGGATATAAATCCCAACAACTAACTGCTTCTACTCTTGGAACTAACTTTGATTTTGGTTGATATACTCTTTCACCGCTATCATCTAATACCCATTGATGTACTGATTGTTCATAGTTAAAAGGTCCTTTAAGAACACCTGTACCTAATAAACACATTTCAAACAGTACATGTCTCATTACTGATATTGCATGTGTTTCTTCTAATTGGTCATGGATAAGTTTTTCCATGCTTCTTGCGGCCTCTTCTGCAGGTTCTATTTGTGGCATTGTCTTCAAATCAGGAGCAGGTCCTGCTTCAAATCCTGCCTTACCATACTTCTCTGTCAATCCATTAAGGATATCATTAGCAGTAGAACCTGGAGTTATTTCTCTACCATCACCTTCAAAACCATAGATGTCATCCATCCTTTCGTCTTGTTTCATATTTTCAGGTTTTAGATGTGCGTATTTTTCTACACCTGTTGGGTCTGTTGTAGGAAATATACCAATAGGAAATTTACCCTGTGAGAATAAAACTTCTATTAGTTGTCCGTATGCAGCAAGAACTTTGGTCTTTGTTACTTTAACAAATACCTTAGATTTTTCTGAATCTCTAAAAGCCATATCAGAACCATAGATTCCTCTATAGTTCCTATAACTTCTTAACCATCTCTTTTCGTCATAAAGACGAGCTTGTTCTGAATTTTTTAAACGAGATTCAATTAGACTACCTAAATTATCAAAGGCAGTATCTCTTTCTTCTGATAAAGATTTTACTTCATCAGATTCAGAGTTCAAGCCACTCGTAAATGAATGTGGCATTATTTACCTCTTAATAATCTTTCTCGTCAGCCATTGAGAATACTTTTGCATCTACGCCAGACTTTGACTTACCTTTTGGGTAAGAAACATCATACTGACCAGCATCGTATCCATCAGGAAGAGCAGCATCTTTTTTTACTACGTTCTTATCTGCAGTCTTTGGTGATTTAGCATCACTGCCATAACCAACATTATCTTCAGGTAAGTCTCCCATTTTATATGTTTTCATGATTGCCATTTTATTTTTCTCCTTTTAATTGTTTCTGTATGTAAGGTAGTAACCAAGGGTTATCTACACATACAGTTGTTAGTCCATTCGCAAGAGTATTGCAAATTCTTTCTTCGTCTTTGTCGTCAATCTCTATTCCCCACTGATATACTATAGCATGAAATATTTCATGTATTAAAGTATTAGCATGAGATATACTATCTTCACTTGATGACAAAGCTATCATTCCATCTGATGCAAGAAACTGTCCATTTATTTCATTACACTTTGATACGATGGAATCTAAATTTTTAATCTTATAATTCCTATAACCTATTTTAATATCTTTCATTAGTATCCAAAAACTTTATCTGCAGGTTTAAAGTCTACAGTTTGTCCTACACGATAGTTACTTGTTCTTGTTGCAGGATGTACAGGCCTACTCATACAACCATAACGTAATGCATCATAAGCGTGGTCTTCAGCGTGAGTATCAACATCTTCAGGATTATTTTTATCTACGGGTAACATAGGTAATGTTCTAATTAAGTTTGTACAATTATCAAAAAAGAACATTGTAGGATATCCTGTTGTCTCATCAGGCCGTAATCTTTTATGCAATTCTAGTTTACCTGCGACACGACTTTTAGGACTTCTATCAGAAGGTCTCCAACGACATCCTTCTTGAATCATTGTCTCAGCAATACTTGGTCCTATATCACCTCGTCTTGCCCATGTAGAACTATCAAGAACTCCGTATCTTATATTCTCGCCTTGCTCTGCTTCTAAAACTTTTCTAGCAAATATATCTGCTGTAATCTTTTGTGTGTATAATTCTCTATAAACAAATATGTTATTATCAAAATCTATTGCAAACCATAAACAACAAGCAGGTGAACTATATCCCCAGTCTGCCGCTCTAAACCTCATCCAGTTTCTAGGGATGTCAAAAGGTTTAACAACATGAAGTTCTTTATTAAATTCAGGAAACGATGAATCTTCAAATGCTTCCCAGTTACCTTCTAAGAATTGTTTTCTTTGAACTTCAGGTAATGATGCTAACATTGCGTAGTAGTCATCTGTCTGCATCAAGTAAGGATTGTCTTGTAACTTTGCAGGTATATATTTTCTTGTAATCTTTTTTACACCTACAGGAGTTTTAATTTCTATTTCAAACTTTGTATTAGGTATTGCAGGGTCAACAAACATTTCTTTTACCCACATCGAACCTACATTTCCAGGATTGCCTGTCGCTCTCATATAGACAGGAATGTCAGGGTCTACACTTCTAAGTGATGAACGTAAGAAATTATAAATATCTTCATTAGGATATTGAGGTAATTCATCTATACCAATCCAAGTGTATGATTGTCCTTGATATCGTAAAACGTCTGTTAAGTTCTCAGCGTAACCAAATTCTATTCTAGCACCTGAAGGAAACTTCCATTCTTTTTCTTGCTCTCTCCATTTAGCACCGGGGTATGCTTTTGAATATAACTGTTGAGAGTGATTAATTAAATCTCTAAGTTCAGGCATTGTTCTACGAATAAGCAATGCTCTGTGTTTTTGTTTGTGGCAAAATCGTAAAGGGTCAAC